CAACATTCGTCTTGACGATAACGGCATTGTCGCCCTTTTAGAAAGCGCGTTTTCTTCCGGATGGACATCTGCCAAACAAGACACCCAAAACGCCGTCATCGGGGCTTTATCCGGTCAAATCCGGGTTGATTTGGCAAAGGATGTTGCAATTCCTGGTGTAAATTCACCAAAGGTTGACATCCCGGACGTTCCAAGGGAAAGAAAGGACATTGATTTTACACCATTTTAAACAGATACAACAATGAACGAACAAGAATTGAAAGACCTTGCGGCAAAGTACAATCTTGATGCCGCTTTCGTGTCCCAACTGCATGACAAGTTGGTTGACAAGTCAACAATCGAAAAGGCGTTGCGCATGTTCATCGCCGGAACGTTGAAGTATGACGTTGCAACCGGAAACGACCCGGTTGACATCGCCGCAATCCGGCATGAAGTCGCCGGGAACTTCCAGGATTTGAGGAAACGCACGGCGGAATTTGTCGAAAAGCAAAAGGCAATTCACGACTATTATGCCGAATGTCTTGCACTTTCCCGCAAGGTGAACGGAAAAATTGTCGATTCCGTGTTCCTGGACGGCGGAAAGATTGTCGCCTTTGCTCATTACGAACCCAAACAAGGCGGAATCTACATGGCGGACAATGAAGTGATGCCGAACTTCAATTGGAAGCCCCGTGAAGCCTTGAAGCGATTCCGCAACATCGACAAGGCATTCTTCAAGGCAATCAAGCAACATGCAACGGAAGAACCACGTTCGATGTTTATCTTTGACGAACGAACAATCAGAAAGGACAAATGACATGGAAAAGAAAGAACAAGTATTTCTTGAAAAATTGGATAAATACGGATTCCAAGATGCCAAGGAACGATTTAAAAAGAATTTTGAACGCAAGCAAAAGAAATTCAACCCGTCAACAAACCATTTTGACAAGTTGATTTGGAATTGCCGATTTTCAAACATATTGTGGGAAAGGATGCTTGAAGTAAGATTCAATAAACACCTTGTCGCAATATCTATTTACAGAAAAAAGGACAACAAGGATGCGTCTTTGACAATCTTCGTTGGGAATATCAATCAATCGACCAATATTCCATTGGTTGATTTGTTCGACATGGAAATTTCGGAAATCGTAAATGTTGCAACTTCAAATTTGTGCAATTCTTTACTATCTGCATTCAGCGACCAAAAACAACAAGTGCATTATGAGTAATCCAAGTACAATCTATCATGTACAATTCCGGGATGCCGGGGAAAGTCATCATTATTTCGGGTCAATATCCGCGATATATGACACATTCACGCCGGAACAATTGGGTGTTGCAAAATCAACCCTTTGGGGTCGCAAGATAACGCCCGGACACCCATACAAGAACAAGACGGTCATCATCCGAAAGGGTGTCATGTACCGGAAACCAGGGAATCGGACAAAATGATTGATTTGTTTTCGCCCGTCTGTTGTTGGTCATGCGTTCATTGCATCCTGGACATCGGGGAACACTCCGACAAAAGGCAATATCGTTGCACCGATAAGAACCAAGACATCAATCACAATCCGCATCTTCCAACGGAATGCGACAATTGGAATAAATAAACAGACATGGAAAAGTACAAATTCATCAAGAACAATGAAAATGATGTCATTTGGTGGGTTGACAATGGGAACGAAACGAAAGGCGAATGGCTTTTCACGTTCGACAAGACGAACATCTTCAACATGTTCCAGGATTACCCGCACAAGTTGACAAAGAAGCAACGCGAAATCTTTGACAAGGAAAACCCGTATTGGGCGGACTTTTTCAAAGATAGGAAATGAACGGACGCAACGGGTTATTTGATATTTCCCGTTGCGCCTTTTTTCTGTTCTGATTGCTTCGTGTTGATATATCCAAGCATCCTTTGGAATCCTGGGTTCTTTTTCAACAACTCAATATCAATGATGCAATCGGCGGGTTCAAGTTTTACTCCATACGATGAATGCGACCTTTGACCGCCAAAACGATACCTTAATTCGCGTTGTGTAAGCGGTTTCCATCCGTTTTGATACCTGGATTGCAGTTCAAGAAATTCAAATCCGGTTGCAGTTTTGCGCACAACGGCGGCGTGTCTGCCACATGTGAAATAATATTCTTTGCCGTCAACAACGTTCTTCAACAACTCATTTGCCTTTGTGAAGTCGTTTGTGTGTCGAACAACGATGCCGCCGGACTTCTCGACAACTTCAATGATGTTTGATGTTCTGCTGAACGTGTCACAACTTGAACCGCCGCGAAAATCCAACACGTCAAACCCGGCTTTGTTGCCCGCGTATGCAAATGCCAGGGATGAACAAGAACCCTTTGTCATATCACCGCCGCAAAGACGTTCGATGATTTGTTCTTCCGTTGGTATCTTGTCAAACGTCTTGACTTCATTGTGAATCACGCCGTTCTTTTCAACACGAACAAGGAAATTGTCGATTGGTGACGGGTTTTTCGCGCCCATCTTTGCCAACGCCTTGACGTTTTGACACTCCTTGACAATCTCATTGGTGATTCGTAACGCGTTCCGGACTTCCGTTCGTTGCTCGTTCACCAGGGCTTGCAGTTTCGACACATCAACGTCCTTGCCGTATTGTGCAATTGTGTTGTTTGCCATCGTGATTGCGTCCGCATAGTCGCTTTTTGACAAAGCAATCTTCGCCCGGATGGATGCAACATCCATCGAACCGCCTTTCATTGAATTGGTGATTGAAATATAATTGGGGTATTTCTCGGATGCTGCATCGCGCATTTCTTGAAGAACAAGGTCAAGACTTGGTTTCAAAGAACCAATCCATCCGACCGCTTCTTGAACCACGTCCCGGAACTCTGCAACGCCTTGTTCGGCTTGTTTCTTGACTTCCGCAATCTTTGCCATCAAGGTTGATTCAACACGCTTGCGTTCTGCAATGATTTCGTTCTTGCGCCAATACTCGTTTTTGTCATCGGCTTGTTTCCACATGTTTTCCCAAGACGAATAATCAACGCCGTACAAATCACAAGCCCGTTCCAGGTCATAGAAGTCCATTTCATCCGAAATGAAGTTGTACCATTCCGTTTGTTGCTTGTCTGAAAGCGTTTCGAACGGAACGTGATATTCGATTTTCCCGGCTTCGTCAACCGTTGGCAACTTTATCTTCAAACCCTGGGACAAATCACCGTTCTTGAAGTTGTCCCGGATGAAATAGGGCGTTGAACCCCAATTCCCTTGCGCTTCGATATGGTCTTGAACCCATTCTTTGAAGCCGTCCGGAACGTCATTCACCTGGTTCTTGGCGGTTTGTTTCTGATATTCCTTTCCGTGCAATGCCGCTTTAAGGTCTGCAAGTTCGTTTTGGTCGAATGTTTCTTCATCCATCAAGATAGGAACACAAACACACATACATTGGGGATGCCAACCCGTGAACTTGAACGTCTTTGGGTAACGACCAACCAGGCGTTCACACAAATCACACTTGCACTTTGGTTCATGATTTGAACGGCGGATTTCGAATCCGACAACAAAGTCCAGGGTTTGCCATCGCGCCCAATCGCTTTCACGGTATGCCATATTGATTTCCGTTCTTGCCAGGCGTTGCGCGTTCTTCACGCTTGAACGATAAACGCCTTGTCCTGGATGGAATGCTTGCGCCGCCTTTGATAGTTGCAGATTGCCGCGCTTGTCACGGACACGGCGGAAAAGGCGGTTCGGGTCTTTCAAGTTCTGTTTGACATCACGCGCCAATTGTTGCGCGCTTCGACCCTCACCAAGACCAACGTCAAGGGCGGATTCCATTTGGATTTTGTATTGTCCAACCGTCCGCCAAACGCGTTGTGAAAGGTTCATCCCGTCAACCTTGCGCCCCTGGAACGTTGAAAGGGCATCAAGATTGCGGTCTTGCATCTTGCGCAATTGGGATTTCGGCAACTTTGACGTGTCAAAGATGGAATTGATGAAGCCGTCATTCTTCTTGCAAGCAAACAACCATTGGTTGCGCGAACCTTGTTCAATGACCGCTTGCACCTTGGCGGCAAGTTGCTTGCCTACCTTTTGAACAAGCCCGTTCAATGCCGGGTAATCAGCAAAGGTGAACGGAACGTCCGGATTGTACGTCCCTTTCGCCGCCGCATTGGTCACTTCGACCGTTGCCCGGTTGAATAGTTCATCGACCAGGGCGGCATATTGTTCGGTTGTCTGATAATGCGCCGTGTCGAAACCCTGGATTGAAAATCTTGTTGTCTTGTATCTCTTTGCCATCGTCAACGCTTTTTGGGTTCGAAATAACTACACTTGCCGGGGTTCGTCATGCTTTCCCCCGGACTGATTCGCGCACAAACGGCGCAATACCATTCGCCGCAAGCAAGATTCCAATTCCTACATTCGCGGCATTTGCTTGTCATTGGCTTCATCTTATC